TCTTATAACTTCGCTTCTTACTCTTGTTCATAGAACTAAACTTTGTTCTACTGTGATTGTTTCCTTGACTTGTCTTTTTTGGCTGTGTTATGTGTGCTTCAAAAGTTTTATGTAATTTCATAACCCTCCTTGGTTATACGAGTATTTATTGAAATCTAGTCATAAAAAAAGGCCCCCTAAGGAGCCTTTTTAATTTATAATTGTTAGCGAAAGTTAGAACTTAAATGTAAGTCCTACTTCAGCATTTCTATCGCCTGGATTAGCAAAATCTACATCACGTGCTTCTGTAATAACGACTTTTGCTGATACTTTTTCTGATAGGGCATATGATGCACCTACTTCTACGTAAGACGAATTACGATCGATATCTAAGATATCTTTTTGTGTTGATTGCCATGCATAACCTACTTCTGCAAATGGTGTTAACTTACCCATAGCATGTGCTACACCAACGTACGGTGAAAGATCCATTGTACGTGTGTCTGATGTAAAACTGTCGCCAAAACTAAATTTAGCTGAAGCTCCTGCATATAATGGAGTTAGTCCAAGGTCCATAGACTTACCAGCTTTTACTGAGTAATTATCTACGTCTCCGTTACGCTTCCATGTTACAGTTGTGTCTAGTGATGCTACTTCACTGCCTATTGCAAATTCTGTTGCGCCAGTTTTAGGTGATTTAACACTAATCGAATAGTTGTCTGTTACTGCTGTCATCTTCATAGCAGTATTATCAAAGTCATCTGCCATAACAGATGTCCCTAACATCGCCACTAAAGCGGCGGTTATTAAAGTCTTTTTCATTTATTTTATTTCCTCTTTTATATAAAAGTGTAGATCGTTTCTGTCTACAAAATATAGTTATCTACTCATTAGATAGTTTGTGCAATTTCTGGCACGAAGTATTTATAATGATATGTAATTAAGTTAAAGTGCGACTTTTCTGTTGCTAGGTAAGTCGCCAACCCCGAGCGATTATGCCGCTAAGGCAAAATCCTCATTGACAGCAAAGTCATTAAGTGCACCGAAGTTCACGAAAGTAAATTCGCCGTTGTTTATATTTGCGTTTGCAATTATAAGTTTCGTTCGCGTTAACCGAGCTTACATCCGGGCAACTCCACAACATCTATTAACTACCAGTCGATCCTATTTCAGGCCCATCATAAGCACACTATTTGGTGTGTGCTTAATGTGTTTATGGTGGACCTGCCCGGTACCGCCCCGGGGTCCTGTATAGCGTTTGAATTGCTTCAACGTTACATATATATTTATACAGTCTTTTTAGATAGATGTCAAGATAAGAATGTAAGAAAGATAACAAGTATAATGTAGTATTTGGTCTATTGCTTGTGTTACCCAATATGCTTTTTGGTCTGTTGTCCATTTGTATCTTTTGATTATTCTTGTCTTAATATAATCAATAATAAAATGAAGTACGTAATCTAACAATGCTATTGAGATTGACATAAGAGCATTATTAGTTAGTAGAGCTATGACTACAAAAGTAAGTCCTGCATGATCAGCCGCATGGATATATCCCTTAAGGCTTCTAAGGTCGCTTTTATCTCCTGGAGTTTTTCGAAAAGATTGTATCGCCAAATCAGCAATGGCATGCTTTACAAGTAGTCCATATAGAATTATTAAACCTTCCATACTGTGGACTATCCTTTACTGTTCTGGTGTGTGAATGACTGCTATATCAACTGCAACGGGTTTACCGTTGTGGTCGTCAAGTTCGTAGTCGATGACCATGCCTTCAACTACCTTCTTTACGCCTGCTTTGCGAAACTCTGAAATGTGTACGAACAAGTCTGCTTGTCCTTCTTCACGTGATATAAATCCGTAACCCTTTACGTGATTGTACCATTTTAATTTGCCCTGCTTCATGTGTTGCCCTTCATTAAGTGTACAGGGCGTAAAAATAACTCTTACGCCCTGTAGTATTTATTACATATTATTTTTTTTATCTTGGATTTCAGCTCGCTTTGCTTTTGCAAGTTTACCCATTTCACCTAGAGCTTTTCTTGCTCTAGCCGCGGCCGCTTTAGTACCGCCTTCAAATTTTTCGTTCTCTGCTAGGTACGATTCGTACTGTGCAACGATTTGTTCATGTATTGTTGACATCTTTATCTCCTTTGTTAGTTAATCTTTATGCCGGTTGTTGATTCAATGTATTGGTCTGCCATTCCTTTTTCAGTCTTAGCAATAAACACAATAGTTGATAAGTTAATATCTAGTTCACTATCGCGACCAACAGTAAAAGTAAATGGCACCATGCCAATTCCGTCTTTAGTCATAGTAAGAGCCATAGGCTTCTTAACCTTCATTGAATCTGTTTCTTTTTTAACTAGGCGTGCAATTACTTCTTCACCTGCTACAGTTTTAAAACTAATTGTATCGCCGTCTTTATATGTGTTTTCTAATAACATATTTTATCCTAAACTTTCGCCTGTTCCATTCCATCCGGTTGTCTCAATATAAGAAACTAGCTGTTCGTAGCCTCCTATATGTTGATCACCTATAAAAACTTGTGGAGCAGTTCTTGGTGCTGGCAATCCTTTTTCTTCAAAGAGTGCCATAAGTTCACTTGGCTGAATATCAGTACCAAGTGTAAATGTTTTGTATTCAACATTCAAATTATCAAACAATGCCTTTGCTTTTACACAAGAGGGACAATGCGGTTTACTATAGACTATTACTTCTTGCATTATAGACTAAATCCTTTCAATGAATCCTTGTCTACATCTTGTTTAATACCGCCAATGATATATGACTCTACTTCAGTCTCTTGTGGAGCCACTTGTAATCCTGACGAACTCAACCAATGTTGTGTCCAAGGTAGTGGGTTATTATTAAGTGGACGATCATAGATTGGTTTGTAACCTAATGCTTTTAGTCTGCGGTTAGCAATATATTCTACATAATGATACAACAGTTCTTCATTAAGTCCAATGATAGCACCGTCCTTAAACAAATAGTCTGCCCACGCCTTTTCTTCATCAACGCAAGTACGCCACATCTCTAATACTTCTTCTTCACACTCTTTAGCAATATCAGCAAACTCTTTATCGTCGAGTCCTTTGATCCAATTCTTAAGAATAGAAGTTGATAGGTTCAAGTGCGTTGCTTCGTCTCTTGCAATTAACGAAATAATTTTTGCACTGCCTTCCATAACTTTGGATTCAGCAAAGGCAAATGTGCAAGCGAAGGAAACATAAAAACGTAGTCCTTCTAGGATATTAACATTGTGCATTGCTAAGAATAGTTTCTTCTTAACATCACGCATGTTGCCTTCCTTACGATGGATAAAGGCATCCGCCGCTTCTGTAAATGCATCGTAGTTTTTAGTAACTGCGGTAGCACGTTTTAGAATTTCTTTATCATCTAAGATAGTATCAAATACTTCACTAGGATCTGCATACACGTTTTTCATAATATGTGTATATGAACGACTATGAATAGTTTCAAAGAAGTCCCAAGTAACAATACAACCTTCTAATTCAGGAAGTGATACGTGTGGCAAGAAAGCCAAACTAGGACCACGTCCTTGTACACTATCAAGTAGTGTTTGATACTTTAGGTTACTAGTAAAGATATGTTTTTGTTCTGGTCTAAAGTTAGCAAAGTCTGCTCTATCTTTTTGCAAACTAACTTCTTCTGGTCTCCAAAAATATCCTAGCATAGTTTGATTCAATTTGTCAAACTCTGGGAATTTAAACACATCATATCGTTGTGTGTTTTGGTCAGGTCCAAAGAACATATGTGCTTTGGTGAAGTCTACCTTCTCTTGATTAAATACTGTTTTAGCCATCTCTTTTCCTTTATCTCATAACTCTACTATAATAACATCATTGTATAAGCATGTCAACCTTTAAATTGCACAAGCCTCACAATGTTCTTCATATTCTTCGTCCGACCCTGAAAATTCTTCTCTAGCCAGTGGTTCTTGTTTTGCATCTTCAAATGCTATTTCGCCGTCTGTTTTATAATCATAAGTGTTTTGGTAGTATGATGTTTTCCATCCATACTTATACGTGTTTAACAAATCACCTATCATAACACTCATAGGCACTTCATTATTGTCAAAGTGTGTTGGATTGTAACTCCAGTTACCACTAATTGCTTGATCAAAGAACTTTTGCATTACTGCTACGATATTAATGTAACCTTCGTTACTTGGCATATCCCATAATAATGTGTAGTGTTGCTTTAGTGTAGTATACTGTGGAACAACCTGCTTAAGAGGCCCTTTTTTACTTTTCTTAACGGACAAGTAGCCTCTAGGTGGTTCGATTCCGTTTGTTGCGTTCGACACAACGGAACTGCTCTCTGATGGCATTTGTGCGGACAATGTTGAGTGCCGTAACCCGTGTTCCTTGATAGATGCTCGTAAAGAATCCCAATCATATTTTAACTTAAAGTCTCCTAGCTCATCGACTTCTTTTTTGTAAGTATCGATTGGTAGTATACCGTCACTATATTTAGTTTGTCCAAAGTAATCACATGCACCACGTTCTTGTGCAAGTGTGTTACTTGCTTTTAACAAATAGTATTGGAACGCTTCTGTTAGCTCATGTACTTTTTTCCAAGCTCTTTTGTGATTGTATGCTAACTGATGCTTTGCAAGATAGTGTGCAAGGCCAATATATCCTATACCTAATGAACGTCTTGCTTTAGTTGACTTTTCAGCCGCCTTAATAGGATATTTCTGATAATCAATAATTTCTTCTAATGCTCTTACTGCTAGTTCACATAGTTCTTCTAAGTCGTCTAAGTCTTTGATAACACCTACGTTGATAGCACTTAAGATACACAATGCAATTTCTCCATCTTCATCGTCAATGTGATTAAGTGGCTTAGTAGGTAGTGTAATCTCTTGACACAAATTACTCATGTATACTTTGTCTTTGAAAGAACTGTGTGTATTACAGTGATCAACATTCATAATATAAATGCGTCCTGTTTCTGCACGTTCTTTAATCAATGCACTAAACAGATCCATTGCTGGAATAACTTTTTTCTTAATACTAGTCTTACGTTCATAAGACTCATATAGTTCTTTAAATTTTTCTGCATCTCCAAAGTATGCTTCGTATAATCCTGGCACATCGTGTGGCGAGAAAAGAGTAATATTGCCGCTGGTTAATAATCTTTCATACATAGTTTTATTAAGCTGAATTGAATAATCTAACTTACGTACACGATTGTCTTCAGTACCTTTGTTGTTCTTTAGTACAAGGATGTCTTCAATCTCTTGATGCCAAAACGGGAAGTGTGTAGTAGCACTTCCACCACGTACACCATTTTGTGTACAACAACGTACAGTTGCTTCAAACTTCTTAAGGAACGGAACTACACCTGTGTGTGCAACTTCTCCTCCTCTGATTTTTGAGTTGACTCCTCTGATACGTCCTGCGTTAATACCGATACCAGCTCTTTGAGCTGTGTATCTACCGATGGACATGTCCGACGCAAAGATCGAATCGAGCGTGTCGTCACTGTCAACAAGCACACAAGAGGCAAACTGCCTAACTGGAGTACGCACTCCGGCCATGACCGGCGTTGGGATATTGATTTTAAAAAGTGAGGTCGAGTCATAGTATCTCCTTACATAATGTAACCTATCTTCTTTAGGATAGTTAGCAAATAGTGTTGCCGCAATCATCATGTACATGTGTTGTGGAGTTTCAAACAACTCTCCGCTTGATCTATCTTGGACAAGATATTTGTCCACTACCTGACGCAGACCTGCGTAGGTAAAGTTCTCATCACGCTTGTGATGGATGTATGAATCTAGTTTTGCAAACTCATCGTCAGTGTAGCTGTCTAGTATAGCTCTATCATATACACTACGATCAATATTTTTCTTAATCATTTCTTTTAACTTAATTTTTTCAAAGCCACCATAAACATCTTTGTACACACCGTAAAGCAATAAACGTGCCGCCGCATATTGATAATTTGGATTTTCCAATGAGATTAGATCATTAGCTGATCTAACTAATAAGTCTTGTATCGACTGTGTTGTCATATTATCTGCAAATTGTATACCTGCATTCATTTGGATTAAACTACTGCTTACTCCTGCCAGCCCTTCACATGCAAAATTTACTACTTTGTGTATTTTTTGGATATCCAACGGCATTGTTTCTCCGTTGCGTTTTAAAATATTTAGGTTTGCTTTCATCTTACTTCACTTCCTCTTTGTTAAAAAATATTTAGTGTAACGGAGGCAGTTGAATCACCTTTTGTGATACAATGCTTTGAGGTATTGAGTTGCTTGATGATACTTCTTCGTTATATCCTAAAACAATACTTCCGTCCAAATACACTAGGTACATGTTTGTGTCTTCTTTTATGTCCTTACTGATATGTATCTCAACTTTTGTGTCACTAAAACGTTCAGTTAACTGTAACGTATAGGCACATAATAGTGCAATTTCATACTCAGTAAAAGAGTTATTCTCAATCAAGTTCCACGGAAGTACAACACTTTCAGGATCCCATGGATTCTGTTTGCGTGAGCTTCTTGGTAGACTCTTGACAAATTGATTAAGTAAGTCAAACGGTTTAGGATTAGATTCAAGATTCTCTCTTAAATCTTTCCAGACTCGTACTTTGTCTTCAAATTTTAATTCATGCATTAACTTCGAACTTTAATTTTGTAGTTGAACTCACCTTGATCATTTGTTATAGAGTTTAACATAGAAACCACTATCGTGTCAACCCCTAATTGTCCATCTGCATTTATTGTAGCGGCAGTAAAGGACAACGCGGTTTCGTAGTTGCTATCACCCTGATATGTATGGTCGTCTACAAAACTTAGTGTATTAGTTCCAACATCTAGCATAAATTCCATTGTTCCGCTTCTTTGTGCGTTAGCAATAGAACTGCTATATGTGTAATCAATTGTATAAGTTCGACTGTAGTCACCTGGTAATCTAAACAAGTAAGTAGGCGAGGATGCCTCTTGAACTTCTAGACTATTAAGGCCGCCAAGTGTAGCATTTACTTTGCCTTTAATTTCAGATACATATTTGTATGTTGAAATATATGTTTGATTATAACCTAAGTCAGCTGTTCTAGCAAAGTAATCTTCCACACTAGAGTTTCCTGGCTTGTTAAAATCAATTACGCTGTACTGTGCATTACCTTCGTTACCTCCAACATTACCTACACCTTCAAAGTTGTTGTGTGAACTAACATTATTTGTACCTTGTGTAATAACAATAGCTTCTTTGTCAATGCCTTGGAAAGAGCTTTGACTAATTTTATTCTTACATGGAGCAGTTGCTTGTCCTTGAGCTCCTAGTGATGTTCCTTCTCCAAACATTACACCATTACCTAGTCCTTCAAAATGACAGCAATGGAAATGGTTATTGTAAACATCGTCGTCACTTGCAATACCAACACTTAAACCCATAAAAATAATGTGATCGAACTTATTCTTTTGAGTTGAAACTAGTGAACTTAATGATTCTAGTTCCATTCCTGCGTTTGATGTTGTAACGGCTGTGCCTGTGGTCCAAGGACCTGTAATTTTTATTTCTTTGAAATGACTGTTTTTACAACTTTGTAATCTCATAGCAGGTGCTGTCGTAGATGTAGTTGAGATAGTCATTCCTTCAAGATGAATATTTGTTGCTTGATTTAATGTTGTGCTTGTACTGTCGTTTGCATAGTTACCAGGTGTACTAGAACTATTTACAGTTTGAAATACAGTATCGTTATCAGTCATACTAAAAACTGTTTTGTCTACGCCGTCACCGTAAATTGTACAGTAAGGTGGAATATAAATTGTATCTGTTACAACATATTTTCCTGCAGGAAAATAAAGTCTTACTCTACTTTGTTCTGTTCCTTTAGTTGAACTGTTAATATACAGTTGATCAATAGCTCTTTGTATTGCTACAGTTTCATCTGTTACTCCGTCACCTGTAGCACCAAAAGATCTTATGTTTACAATTTCATCTAATCTAGATTGTAATGTTCTTGTAATTGGAGAAGTAGCACTTGCACCTGTTTGTACTGTTACACCATTTAAATATGTATATGTATTTGCTAGAGTAAACAAATCATCATGTTCTGTGATAATCTTTGTGTTGCCTACTGCTGGTGAACCTTCTGCAACACTGCCATTACCTATGTATAATGCACGGTTATCTACTGCCCAGCCAAATTCACCTCCAGCTAATTGCGGAATACCGTTTGTGCCCTTACCACGTCTAACTTGGATTCTTGAAATTTGTACGACTGCCATTATTTGCTCCTCATATAGTGTATTTATGCCTGAAGTCTAAGTCGTTGCCCTTACGATTATACCACATTTCGAATGTATCTGTGGGCCATAGTGCTTGTCTATTTTTACTTTTCTTTGGAGCCATTTTATACCATATATTCCAATAATATTCAGCACGTTCTTTATTACCCATACGTTTATGATGATAAAAGTTCATTCTAGGGTGTGTGCGTTCTTTATTATCTTCCCAAGTATTAGCATGTTTTTGTCTATCTAATTCTCTATATAATGCAAGATTGTCTAAGCGTCCTGTATATTTTCCTGTCTTAAAACTAGGATTAGCCGCTCCTCCCATATTACCACCATACTCAGCTACCTTATTAAAATATTCAGTACTGTTTACGACATCAAACTTTTCACTAAAAAATTTACAAACATCTTTAAATCGTTCTTTATTACTAGATTCAAAAAGTATTTCCTTATCATAATCAAATCCATACATTTCCAAATGTTCTAACCAACTTTTACTAGATCCGTTATAAACATTTAGGTCGCGAGTTGTTTGCCCTAAATATTTCTTTCCAGTTATATTGTGTGTAAAATGATATAGCGTTTGTATTTTATGCATGTTTGTCATAGTAACTATACACCCTGTCCCACCATTTTTGTTCCCACTTATCAAATTCGTCTGGCCATAGGTCAAACTGTTGATATTGTAAGTCACGACTGCACATAAACACATGTCCTTCGCGTATATTGGTGCCAAATACTTCGTTGTGAGCGAGAGCGTAGGCTGTGAGCTGTAAATAGTAGTCCTCAACCCATTCTGCTTTCTTAGGCTTGTTTGTTTGTTTAAAGTCCATAATAGCAGGCTGTCCTTTGTACTGTCCAACTAAGTCAGTTGTACCTGCATATATCTTAGGATGATATAGATTAATCTCTGATCCCCATATCTCATCAACATCAGTCATAGCATTTTCTTTTACTTGCTCAGCCATCTTGTGAGCCTGTTGTGCATAAGGATTTGATCCTGGAGTGGGCCATTTGCCAAACTCAATATAATCCTCAAGATACTTGTGCATACGTGTTCCAACGCTGGCCGCTTCTGTTACAATTTCTTGTGCTTTTTGTTCGCCTACTCGCTTTCGCCAAGCAATTAAATGGCTCTTATCTTTTGTTTTATCAAGGATCGTGGTAACACTTGCGACTGCATTTCCATCTGGACATGCGTATAAACGCTTGCCATCTACTTGTTTACGCTTGATTTCTTTGTAGTCGTACTTCTCTGTAATTAAACTCATTAGTTCTCCGTATAGTATACTGCTTCTAGCTTTATTGGATTGCTACCTGTTGCATAACCTGCAACTCTTGTAGAACAATCTCCGCCTATTCCTTTTAGTAATGCTCTTTCTAATTTTGCCTGTTCGTATGTAAGTTGGTGATTTGCCTTGCTAACAATAGCGTTAGTTTTTACGTCATCTTTACGTGTTTGTAGTGCAATTATACCTTGACCAACTGCTGGAATAATAGGCAAACGTTCGTAATCTCTTTTTATATCTAATGCATCAAGTCCTGCTTCTGCAAGTACAATAGCATCATATTCTCCTGCATCTAGTTTAGCAAGTCTAGTATCTATGTTACCTCTAATAGGTTTAATCTGTACATTTTGATTAGCATACAGTTGTTCTAGTTGTGCTTTGCGCCTAGGACTGCTAGTACCTAATGTAAAGCCATCAAACACATTACCTATAAGAACATCATGCGGTCTATTACGTTCTAACACTGCACAGATATGTAAGTCAGGATGTTCTACATCGCCTGGCATATCTTTTAAACTGTGTACTCCAACATCAATAAGTCCGTACTTCAACCCGTATTCAATAGCATTACAGAATACACCTTTGCCACCTATTTCATGTATTGGAGTATCAGGATTTAGATCTCCATCTGTTTGTATTACTTCAATAGTTCCTTGGCCTATTGCTTTTATAGCCTTGTCAGCATATGCTAATGCTAACTTGCTACCACGTACACCTACTCTCATCCAACCATCCAATTGTAAACTGCTCTCATAGCAAGTAACATATACATAAGTTCCATACATGCTCTTGGAATGTCTTTATCTTTTACTGCAAAGTAAATCCACATTAAACAACTAACGCATGCCATACCCCAACCTATTGCTTGTGTATCTGTGTTAGCGTCTGATAATATATAAGCGGCTAGTATGGCTATCATAAAACCTAACCATCTGCCTTTGTCTAATTTTTGATAGAATCTAATTTTCATGAAATGTCAAAGTCCCAAACTAGACAGCGTCTATTGTCTTCGGTTGGATATGCACCATGCCAAACTCTATCGTCCATAACAACTACTCTACCTGGAGCAGGATGGAACTTGTGATCATATGTATAACCATATTGATTCTGCATTATTGTATACATGCAACCATTAAATTGATTGGTCTTTGAAGGAGTAATATGATCAAACAGCATTACACTAGATGCAAATCGTCTATTACTCTGTGCTACTCTATCTATTGAATGAAAGTGTCCTGCTTGCCAACCACCTGGGAAGTAATTGATAGTCCAGGCTTTTGATTCTTGTCCTTCAGTACGTTCTGTAATTTGTGAAATAGGAAGATCTACTGTTTTAAAACAATCAAGTAGCCAAGTTTTATATTCTTGTCGCTGTTTAGACCATTCATTATCTTCTAACGGTTTCTGTATACCGTTGACTGTACATGTACCTTTAGCAATATCGGCAGTAGTAAAGTCAAACAAACTTTCCATATCTTGATAGTGTGGATAAACTGCACTCATTATCCAATGTTGATTTTGTACTAGATACAATTCAACATCGTTGACTTTCTTTAAAAGACTCATTATTAACTCCTATACTATGTATTATATAACAAAAGTATTAGGAAGTCAAGTTCTTATTTGGTTTATTTTAGTGCGTTTTTTGTAGCTCTATCTGCCATATTATCTACTGTTTGATCTTCTGGCTTATCTGTTGGAGGAGCTTCGCCGCCTGCAAGTATAACACCGTCTTCGTCAAAGTTATTAACTAAGTTTTGTAGACGTTGATCGTTATTGTATGCAACAACAAAGCTCTCTCTATCGTAGTGTTCTTTTTCTGAGTTTGAAAGGTACTGGTTTAATTCGTCCCAACTAATTTTAGTTGCGCCTTGCTGTGCTTTTAGATGTAGTATTTGTGATAAACTATCTGAAACAGTTTCAGATAATGAGTTTAGTCTTTTTTTTTCGAATCTGCTAATAGCAAACCTAAACGTCTTGAAAGCTCAACGCTTTCTCGCTTACCTCGATCGTCTGGTTCATCTCCGCCTACTGATGCGTCTGCCGCCGCAAACTCATCATCGCCTTCAGGGGCTTCTGCTTCTGCATCTGCATCAACTGTTGGCTCCATGTCCGTGTCGTCTGCAGGTACTTCATCGCCCATTGTGCTAGGTGCACCTTCACCTGTCAAAATAGCTACGCCACTTGTAAGGGAATCTCGTGTGCTTTCCAATGATGTAAACAATGATCCTAGTGCTGGTTTAACTGTGCCAATAAATTCTTCTGATTTATCTATGCCCATCTCGTCTCGGATCTTATCGCCTAATTCTAACATGCTTTCTGTTTGCATTTCTGCTGTGTCTTCCATCCAGCCTGTGATTCTATCTACCATATCTTTTGATGCCATTACTAATGCTGATTGTTCTTCTGCGCCTTCGCGTACTACTGATTCTTTCTTAGCATCTTTTGCCGCACCGTCCATTGGCTCTGTTTTGTTGCCATCGTCGTCTAAGTCTAGGAAGTCTGGCTTCTTACCTTTGCCTGCTTTTTTACTTGCTGGCTTCTTGCCTTTGTTTTTCTTTTCCATATGCTTTTTTAAGCCTGCTGGCATTTCACCTTCTGCTACTTCACGCTCTGCGATTGCTGTGTTCAGAAGTTCAAGGAACAATTTATTCTTCTGATATGTTTCGCTAGTGTGAACTGCATCAAAACTTTCGTTAGTTTCAACTTGTGATAAAGTTGTTCTAAGTTTGTTACGAGCATCTAATAGTTGCTCTGTTGTAAACTTGTCTGTGTTGATTGTTTTACCATATTTTTTAGCCAGGTTCTCATTCAGTGATTTCACTGTAACGGGCTTTGAAAATTCTCTAATATGCATAGTATTGTTCCTTTGTCATTATGTATTTATTTATCAAAGATATAACTTTCTATCTGGGCAAGTGAGTGCCATGCTTTGTCTGTTGCTATGTCAAATCTAACTTCAGATGCTTCAATTCTTATTGTATCCTTACTAATCTCTATTGTTCTCTTTGCAAATAGTGCATCCATATAATGCTTACTAACCTTGTTATCTAATGCTATTATATTGTTAATATCATTGCTACTACCATGTTCTGCTACTGTTTTTCCTATAGCTAGAGCCGCAGTTTTAGTAAAAGTTGTAACTATGTGCTTATTATTACTTATGTCAAAAATACGATAACCGTTTTTGTGTTTGCGTATAACAACGTTCTTAATGCGTATACTATTGCCTTTTTCGTAAGGAATAGGTACTTGGGTAAGCCCATGTACTACAATTTCTTCTAATTCTTTAGTTAATTGTTTATCAAAACTCATTCGCAACGACCATTACAGTTCCATCTTGTATTAGTTTACTTACTAATGCTTTACGTATCAAGGCCTCGATTACGAATCGATCCCTTTCTGAATAACTGTCTAATGATCTAAGATCGTTACATCTTTTCAATACTGCCCGTTCTTCGTTTGTGCATTGAATGGTAAAATCTTGTATGAGTTCGTTTATTTTCATTTCATTACCATAGCCAATTGTTTCATTAATTCTGACCTGGTTTGATTATATGTCTTCTTTGTGTTTTGGAATTCTTTGTCTGTCACTTGCATTTGTGCTTTTATTTCTTTTTGTTTAGCTTGCTGAAGTTTCTTAGTTTCAGGAGAGTCTGATTGAATTCCTCCTGCACTTGCAGTTGTATTACCTTGTTGTGTTGTATTGGCATTGCCTTGCATTTTGTTAGCTACTGCCTGTGCACCTGATACAGCTAGATCTTTACCTACGTTAAGAGCACCTTTTCCTAATGCTTTAGCTCCTGCAACAGCACCTTTTCCTAATGCTTTAGCTCCTTGGTATGCAAGTTTGCCTCCTGTCTTAAGAGCGGCAGATCCTAATTTAAGTCCAACTCTGCCTGCGGCGCCAAGAGCAGGTAGAATTGCTTGAACAATCTCATCTAACTGTTCTTCTGTCAGATGCGGATATTTTTCCTTTAAAACTGTTCTAGCAACTTGTTCTTCGTTAATTTTTAGTTCGTCTAAACGCATTTTAATTACCTACTTGGCTTTTGTTTGCTGTATCAATGATATAATACGTTGTACCCCAGTACCACTATTCATAGCTTGAGCAAGTGCTTGAAGTATCGGAGCAACTTCTTTTCTTTCATTTGGTTTTAATACTTCACCGTTGGCCGCACGTTGAAGTGCTTGAGCGGCAATCGCTGGAGATTTTAAACCTGTTATACTTTTTAATCTGTTGGTGCCTTTTCTCAACTGTTGGTCTACATCTTTTTGTTGAGGCTGTTGTTGGCCGCCGCCGGCATCCATATCTTTTCTCATCTGTGCCATGCCTTTTTGGGCAGTTTTTACAGCGTCTGCACCTACAGCTTTTACATTCTTATAACCTTTTCCAATGTCTTTACCAACTTGAGTTGCAACGTTTTTGACTTTACCACCAGCTTGTGTTGCTAGTGTTTTTGTTTTGTTTGCAAGATTTTTAGCTATAGGAGCACCCTTTTGAATAACTTTCTTACCTGTGTTTACAGCCGCTTGTCCAGCTTTTGTGGTTAGATTTTTTAAAGTTTTTACAGCCCCACTAAAGTTAGGTGCTTCATTTAATGCATAATCAATTTGTGCATCGGTAGCTGTTGGAAACATTTCCTTCAGTTGCTTTTTGTGTATCTCTTCTTTGAGAGTTTTAACTTCTGTCAGTTTCATTTCATTCTCCTGCGTTTAGCTGTGCTTCTTCGAGTTGGTTTCATTCTTGTTTTATTTAACCTAGCAATACGTTTTGATTGAGCTCCCATTCTCTTTTGGAACTTAGTTTTAATTCCAATCATCGGAGATTTTCTAGCTCTAGTCTTTTTCATTGTTAGTTTTGATTTGATATTGATAGGAGCATTACATGTTGATTGTTTAGCAACGATACGTCCTTTACGTGTGCCACTTGTACATCTATACTTACGAACTACCTTGCCTTTGCTTCTGCCAAATGTAGTTGTTGCGGCTTCTGTAATGATATCTGCTATAATCATCTTGTTCTCTTATTCAATCTTGATAATGCTATTGAAGCTGGATTTGTACGTTTGGTACGTCTAGCCTTACGAGCCATTCTAGCACCTAGTCTAGCTCTTGTACGCTTCATTGATAATTTCTTTTTAATGTTTGGTGCGGCAAAACATTGTGCCATACTAGCTACAATGCGGCCTTGGCGTGTTCCGCTGGAACAGCGATACTTTCTTACTAATTTTTTACCTCGTCTACCCCATATTTGCTTTTCGCTTAGGTCAGAAGATACGATCTCTGTTATTAACATAACAGTATTTATATAATTTAATTATGAAAAGTTAATAAGAAGAACTACGATAGTACTCAGTAGTCCTGCAACGATAGTGCCAGTTGCACCAATAATCACTTTAGTTAGTGACTTGTTACCGTGTGTAATGTCTGCATGGATATGCTCAACTTTAGCTTCAATTTTATCTAAACGTGTTTCTAAATTTTGGTATCTTTGTTCACACATATCAACATGTGCTTCTAAGTTTTCACGTTCTAAGTTTGTGGCTTTAGTTTTTGCCATATTATATTCTCCATTTGTCCCTTGCTCAAAGGGTATTAGTAAACTCTAAGTTAGCCTAATTAATAAGTTGTTACTCTGCCTTGAATATAATGTTTTTAGCCTTTGGTGTTGTTCTGAACACATTATTATTTATCTGAATTGTTTCATTTAGTTCACCAATAACAGGAACTAAATTAAAATCTTCTTCAAGGGCTTCAATGGGTGGAAAGTATTGATACTCGTCTGTTGTACAGGTTACTTCCCAAACTCTATGCTTGCCTGTGTAGTCAGTGCCAAATCCTAACTTCTTAAACTCAGCGGCAGTATAGTCTGTAGCCACAGGTGCTTCACAGAATATATTAGTTCTAAGCATCATAGTTTGTACAAAAGTCATCCAGTTTGCCTGTTGGCCAATAGCAGTTCTATCTGTACTGTTGTTTCTGCGTTGCTTTGTTTCGCTGATGTCAATGAGTGAATATACTTTCATATAACTACTTATCGGTCATAAAAAAAGGCCCAGTATAAACTGAGCCTTTTTAGTATTACTTGTAAATTAGCTATTAAGCAAATTTTAAAGTTGTTTTGGCTGTTGCCGCTACTGTACCTGAAGTAAAGTCAATGCTATCAACTGTACCTAAGTTGATAATGTCTTCTACTAGTGCTTGTACAAATGTACCTGTTACAGTACCGTCTGCTGATACGTAACCTGTTGCATTACTAAAGTCGCCTTCAAGCATAAAGTCTTGCTTTGTGCCTGTATCATAAACAGCGCCTGCCATTAAGATATTTGCTCTTTGCATAATTGTGTTGTGTACTGCTTCCATTGCTTCTCTTGAACCATCTGCATCTACATCCCAGTCAACTGCGATCATTGTAACTTCTTTACCAATGTTTCTGATTTCACCAATGTAGTTTGCTACTACTGGATTTGTTTTAGTTTGTCCGGCCATTTTATTCTCCTATAATGTTCTCTAATGACACATCTTCGTTACTCTACGAAGTTGTTATAAGTATTTACCTATAAGTGAAAAAAAGGGCTACTTTCGGCTATTTTTAGCTCGATTTTCTAGAGCTCTTAGGGCATTTACAAACCCTGTGCCACCTTTTGCTATATTATCTAGTATAACGATAGCTGGAATGTATGCTTGTAGAACGTTTGCAGGTATACTTCTACCATCTTTAGCAAGTTGTAAAAACTTTTTTGTTAGCATTAAGTTTTTAGATCCTACTAATCTTAAATAGCCTGCCATGTCTGCACCAGTTACAGCAATGTCTGGAATGCTTACTGTTGGTTCTGGATCGTTAACTTTGTATACTTCAAGATCTCTTTCTACTGAAAGTTCTTCTAAGTACTGTATGATGTCACTGTTTCTTAACTTAGCACGAGCCGCAAGCAATAACCTTGTGACCAACTGTTTTTTAGTATTATTTGAGATAGAAGAAAAACTAAAAATATTTCTTCTAACAGCTTTATAATCACTGTTAGTAATTTTTAGTGCAGATTCAATATTAATAAAAGTCTGTTGATCATTTGTTGTTCCAATAGAACCTGTGCCTAGTTTAGTAACATATCTATTGAATGCCATTATAGGAAACTGCGTAGACAATCGCATCTTAGTTGCCGCGCCTGGATCTTTTAATTTGTTTAGTGCATCATTATCACCTACAATAAAATAAACAAAATTATATAAGTCAGTTGCTGACATTCTAAAATGTTTATAATTATCATGGTTTGCTGTCTTTTTAGCATAGCCATGTGCATATGGTGCTGTGTTTGGAAATCGTCTTAGAACTTCAAGTATAAGCATAGTTAGATATGCTCGCTCGCAACAGTCTGTATAGGTCAGCGACTTTAATGCACCGCCTTGTCTAGTCAGTCTAGCTTCGTGAAGTTCTTTAATAAATTCCATTAGTAGTTACTTCGGCCGCCGTCTGGTCTTCTATCTGCACCTGAAAGATTAGCCATGTTAGCCATCATGTTTTTCATTTCATCAGGGCCACTAGCTGATACTAATTTTTGCAATTTATCTGAGTCCATTACTATTGAAGTCATTCTTTCAACTGCTGAAGGTTTAAACATATTAGCAATACTACCTGGCTTTGAACTATCTATCATGTTGAGTAGTAATGACGCTGTTTTATCATCCATTTTAACTTCTGTACCATCTTCTGTTTTGATTGTTTGTTGCGATCCAATATTTAGAATCTTCTTTAACTGATTAGCTGGATGGTCTGTATAGCTTTTGTCACTCATTCCACGCTCGTCATTATCTAACTCACTACCTACACCTCTTAGACCAAAGTCATCATCTCCGTACTTTTCGTTTAGGTCTTTCATTTTCATAGTTTTTCTCCTATCTCTCTACTGCTCTATTAGCGGCAGTAAATCCTGCTCTGTTAACTAATTTAATATCGCCTTCAGGATGAGCTAACACATACCCTTCGCCGCCTTCTTTACCATCTGTCTTAGCTTTAACCGCATTTGGGTTTTTATCTAAGTCAGCAATAATACTATCTTTAACTTTCATTACACCTGCAATAACTTCAAACAATGATGTCCAAGCATTCATGTTCTGATTAATGTATTCAATAATCTTTTGTTGCTTCTTTTGGCTTATTCCTTTTTGTGCTACTAACCATTTAGTAAAGTCACGTCCTAAGTTATCAAGTCCAGTGTCTACTTTGCTGTTCATATACTTGTAAATAATTTTAGCAAAGTCTGTTACTTGCATTTGTCTAAGTTTGTTTATGTCTAATAAACTATCAATGTCTGCACTATCTTTCTTAATGATCTGTGCAAGCCTATCAATTTCTGGATTATCAACTTGTGCAGGCTGTTCAATGGTTACAGGAGGTACAACTAATAAGTTGTTGCCTTGGAATATATCTAAGTCTTTAAGTGGTCGTTCACTACCGTCTGGCTCTACCATTCTATGTACAACCACACCAGCAGTTGACTTAGCAATCTTTTTACCTAGATCACTTGCAACATCTACAGCATATTCTACAATGTTTGGTTTGAATACAAAATTCTTTTCTATTACTTGGGGTGTTGTGTAATATAGTAAGTCACCTTTAAAGTATCCTCTATAACTTTCTGGTACAGCCTTTTCAAATACACTATATGCTTGTCCCATGTTTTTTGCAAATTGTATATAACGATCTCTTTTTACTTTGTCTGGATTCTTTGCTCCAGGTCGTGCCATAAGCATGCTTTGTAAATCTTCTCCAGACGTTGCTTTTCCATCATATCCTTTTGCGACAAAGCCTCCTTTGTCTGTGAGTACAAACTCTCCATCTTCATTACGGCCAAAAATGATTGCAGGAGATCCGTCCCATTTAAGTGTAACGTTTCCTTGTCCGCCTTGTGACATGTTGCGTAAACTCTGTAACGCTCTCATTGCTCCTTGCGAACCTTGTAGGTAAACTAAGTCTTCAGCATGATCAATTCTTGCGGCTTCTCTAAGAATAGACTCGCTTTTATATTTTGCCTTCTTGAATAATCTAAATCCTTCGTCAGCCAGCAAAGGGGGTAACTTTTTATTTGTTATAGAATACCATCGGCCTTCTTTGGAATAATATTGCCACCAATTAGATTGCTTATCTTGGAAAGTTGCGTTGTTGGGTATTTTTGTTCCAAAGATATTCCCTGATTTGGTATTTTTATTTGTTGAATCTTTGCTATCGTCTTTATCGTCGCTATCGTCTTTACCAAATACTTTATCGACTCCTTTTTTAATAGGATCAACAACCTGTCCAATTGTAGTTTGTTGTCCGCCGGCATCTTTATAAGTTTTTGACATCTTACTAAAAGATCCTTGATCACCTTTACTTCCAACAGCGTAACCACCCTTTATAGACTTTAAGAAGTTTTTGATTGCTCCTTTTTCGTCAACTCTTTGTTTAGCTTGGATCATACCTGTTATCATTCCACGTGATTCAGGTAACGGTAATCCTTGCTTTTCAAAGTTTGCAAATGCATCTGCTGTTAGTGCTTCGTAGTCTGGACTACCTTTAATCTTTTTAACCATTGTCTCAACACTATCCATATCAGAACGGTTAGCACCTTGTCCCATTAATGCTTGTGCAACTTCATCTGGTGCACTAGCAACAAGTTCATTTGTTTCTCTATCAATTAATCCTTTACCTGGAGACCATTTCATACCTCTTGCTTTTGCCATACTAGCAATCATAATTGCTCTGTGAGCACCTTTGTATACTGTTCCATCACCTGTACCTTTGAATGCAAACTTCATTGCTTCTGGATTACCAAACATTAAATCTGTTTGTACATATCCGTTGTTAGGATTTCCATTGATAGGTGTTTTAAAATGTACACTGATACCTGACTTAGCGACCCAAGCCCTAGTGTCATCGTCTGGATGGTTCTTCATCTTCCATGCAACTAGTTTATCAAATAATTCTTGCTTGTCTACTTTACCTGCATCAATTGCAACATCTAAGTCGCCGGAAGAATCTTTAATGCCAGTTGACCCAAGTTTCATATCTACATGGGATAACCCTGTAATCTTTTCTAACCATAACAGTGTAGGATCAACACTATCTCTATTGATACGTTGTGTAACAGGTGTACCCTGTTCGTCTTTGAATATGTTTCCGCCTTCTTTAAGAATCATTCTTTTTGCTCTCATTTATTTTTACTAGTCCACGTTTAAACTTCTTAGGGTCTGCACTCTTTACACTATTAATAAATCTACGCTCAAGTTCTAAAGATTCTTCTTCTGAATAATGTTCGTTAATCTTTTCAAATAGATTAATAACACTATCAATTAGATTAGTGCCTGTAGTTTCAATCAAATGTTCTTTATTTCTGTTGAAATTAAGATTATTCAGTTCTTCGAGTATAGATCTAGTAGCTTTTTTCATTATGTTACATCCTTATAACGTATTTAGTCATGCAAAGCAATAAATATTGTATTAACGGAGGGCGAAGTATGACGATCGAAAAAATGGACTTTAATGCACGTTCTTTATTATTTGCAAAATTATCAAGCATAGCATATAATAACGAAAAAAACGCAAGAAGTCAAGCGAAAAAGTTAGGATTCACTACAACTGAATTTTATCAAAAAGATGGAGCACAAGCATATCGCTTCATGAACAAAACAGATCTAGTAATTGCATGTCGTGGCACTGAGCCAACAGAGTTTAACGATATTAGTGCAGATCTAAAAGCATTGCCAGTAATGGCAGAAACAATCTCAAGAGTGCATCAAGGTTTTAAAGCAGAAGTAGACGAACTATGGCCTGCTATCACGGAAGATATTAACCGTAAAGCAAACTTAGGCAAGACACTATGGTTCTGTGGACACTCACTAGGAGCGGCAATGGCAACTATAATGGCAAGCCGTTGTACACATGACGTAGAACTTAACGACCCAGTTGAACTTTATACATTTGGATCACCACGTGTGGGTTGGAGAGGTTATGTTAAGAGTTTAGGTGTAACACATCATCGTTGGAAGAACAACAATGACATTGTTACTACTGTTCCTCTTGCTATTATGGGGTATGTACATCATGGTACTGAGCATTATCTAAATGCATACGGAAACTATAGAAAGCCTACAGGTTGGCAACTAGTCAAAGACAAATGGCGTGGTATATGGA